TTCGGGAGGTTCAAGGCCATCACTGACGCCGGGGCGGCGATCGTCTGCCTGCATCACCACCGCAAGAGCGGGAGCGGGTCTCCGGTCGAGCACGAGGCCATGCGCGGAGCGGGCGAGATCGCGGCCCAGGCGGACCTGATCGCGGCCATCGACAAGATCGACGGGATCTTCCGGTTTCGGGTCACGAAGCATCGGCATCTCGAGGAGTCCGCGGTCCCGGCTTTCGGGTTCGCGGTGGACAATCAGGACGACGGCTCGGCGGTGATCATGGCGGCTGAACTGGAAATGGCCGAGGAAGGCTCCAGAATGCCCAATGCGGGGCGATCGGGCCGTGGGGCGGCAAATGACCCATCCGGCCGGATTCTGTCCGTTCTGGCCGAAAATACGGGCTTGACCGAGAACCAGCTGGCGAAGCTGGCGAAGGTCCGGCGGGAGAACGTGCCGGGAGCGATGGCGAAGCTGGAGTCGGACGGGCTGGTCTTCTCGATCCTCGGGGACCGCGGAGCGACCGTCTGGCACCGCTCCGAGTTTTGACTGTTTCCGGGTGGCCCCCATCCCCCCCTAAAGGGGGGGATTGGGGGACCCACGCGGGAAACGGTCGGGAAACGGTCGTTTTGGTTCCCCCCACACCCCCCTCCACCTTAAGTTTCCTAGCGGATGGACCATTGCCTGCACCTCTTACGAGGTGCGAGCATGGTCCACCGCGGTTCGATTCCTTGGTCGTTTTTGGTTGACATTTTGAGATACGGTGGTGTAGTATCAAATTGCCGATATGGCAGGGCCGGAGTTCCGGCAAGGAGACAAAGATGGGATTTTTCGCGCAGAACGCAAGCTTCGCACAGGGAGATTACTCCGTGGCCGAGGCTGGCACCTACAAGTGCATCCTGGTGGACGTCGAGATGGTCCAGAGGCCCAGCTTCGAGGATCAGGCGGTGATGGAGAACAATTTCCGATGGCGGTTCGAGACCGTCGAGATCGGCGACGAGGACGGCAAGCCGTTCCGGTTCTCCCAGTTCACGAAGACCAGCTACGGCTACGATATGGCCAAGCTCACCAAGCTGCTGGACGGGATGCTCCAGCGGCGTCTCACGCAGGACGAGTTCGCTCGGCTCGACCTCGAGGACCTCAAGGCCCGCCATTGGTCCGTGGCCGTCGATCTGGTTCACACCTCCCGTGGCAAGGAGATCAACACCATCCTCGGGGTGAAGCCGTGGCAGACCAAGGCCCAGCCTGTCAAGAAGCTGGCCAAGCCTCCGGTCGAGGACGATATCACCGATCCGTTCGAGGACTGATCATGACCGAGAAGCAACGGGAGATCGACGGCCGGATAGTCTTGGCGATCCAGCTGGTCGAAGAGGTTGAGCGAACGCTCCGGATCCTGCTGGAGACCACGGCGGCGCTCCGCAAGATGCAGATCGAGATCTCGCAGATCAACGACGCGGACTGATCCGCAAGCCGGATGCCGGTCCCACGGGATCGGCATTCGGCATAAAGGGACACCATGAAAAAGACGAACAAGCTGGAAACACTCGGAAACATCCTGATCGCAATACTCGTGATCGCTCTGGTGGTGGCTTACGCCGCCGACATGGCCAACCGGACCGAATCCCGGCTGGCAGAACGCGCCGCGAGGATGGCCCGATGAGCGACCACTACCGCAAGACAACCATCCAGCCGATCGAGGTGATCGCGGACTGGGATCTCGACTTCGCGCTCGGGAACGCTGTGAAGTACATCGGACGCCACCGCGAGAAGGGTGGACTCGAGGATCTGATCAAGGCGTCTTGGTACCTCGCTTACAAGATCACCGGCTCGATCGCGGACGCGGATGCCAACCGAGCCATGTTCGAGAAGCTGCAAGGAGGCAAGCCGTGACATTTGAAGAAGCGACCGAGGACTTCGGCGATCAGTCCAGGATCGCCAGCCGCTCGCTCGGGTACGGCTACAAGGCCGTCGTGACCGAGGACGAGGATCTCCTGATCCGGATGTTCTCGCTCTCCGAGCTGCGCGGAGGCATCCTCGACCTGGACGAGGAGCTGGCCGTGGTGGACGACGAATTCGGCTGCGAAGCCGATCGACAAGCGATGGACTGGGAGATCCTCTGATGCGTGGTTCCGAAGCGTTCCGAGCCATGCTCGGAGGAATGAAGGTCCGGAGGGCCGCGTGGCCCGAGGGATGCACCTGGTCGGCGGACCTCGAGGATTGCGAAGTCAAGCCGGTGGTCACGGGGCCACCGGCTTGGGTGCGTCGATGCCACAAGGACGAACGCTGGACAGCCAACCAATGGCGCTACAAGGACTGGGAGGTTTCCGAATGACCGGAGGTGCGGCTCTCCATCATCTCAAGATCGGACACAAGGTCCGATGCACCCGCTGGACTCCCGACTGCTGGATCAGCGCCCACCATGATCCGGATATCGCGATCTGGGTGCTGGTCGGATCCGGATCCCCGATCTTCCGCAGCGACGTTGCCGAGGATCCAGCCTTCGTCCTGCGCGACCTGCTCGACGACCTCGAGTGGGAGTGGACGCCGTGAGCCGCAACCCAGGGACACGGCACCAGAACTCCAACCGGGGACGGACTCCGATGCAGTTCACCAGCCGCCGATGCCGGGACTGCAAGGAGATCTGTCCGTTCGAGCAGTTCAGGGTCCGAAGCAACAAGGCCCGATGCGGCTACACCCTGCGGACACGCTGCGCGAGCTGCGAGCGACGATACCAGCGGACCTGGAAGGCAACACGCAGGGCAGACAACGAGAAGCGACTCGCCGAGAACATCCGGCGACGCGGCTACCGTAGCGACGGGGATCCGGACTATTCCTCGCTCTGGCAATGGGTCCGATACCGCATGACGCGCTGGGAATCCCTCGGAGCCTACCCCTGCGTGGTGTTCCTGGTCCCGACCACGGTAATTACGCCCCATGCCAAACCGGGGCTGGGACGCCGATGGGTCGGTCTCACCTGGACGTTCCGCGAAGACAGGATCGGGATAACGCCACCGCTGCACGGCATCCCGTTCGTGCGGCTCTCCCGGCAGGTTGTCACCAAGCACCCCAGCTGTCCCGATGGCTGGGATGTAGCGGTCCGCATCACCAAGAACCGGCTCCGGCTCATGTTCCCACCGCAAGAGGGAGAATGAATCATGGCACGACTCAGCAAGTACAACGAGGACCGGCACAAGCGAATCATCGAGGCGCTCCGCAACGGTAACACCCGCAGGGCGGCATCATGGGCCGGAGGCATCGACCAGGACACATTCCTCCGGTGGCTCGCAAGGTACGCGGATTTCGCGGAGGACGTAAAGGCCGCCGAAGCGGACGCCGAGCTGGCGATGGTCGAGAGGGTCCGCACCGCGGCCAACGACCAATGGCAAGCCGCCGCATGGTGGCTCGAGCGCAAGATGAAGCGCGACTGGTCCAACCGGCAGGAAGTGGTCGGTGAGGACGGAGGCCCGGTCCGGATCGCGGTACGCTTCGCGGATGACGAGAAGGACCAACCGGCCGAGTGACCGAGCAGCCGGACGATATCGACGACTACAGCCACCGGATGGTGGACCTTTTGCAGGAGGCCCGGTCCCACGGAATCGCGGCCTACTGCATCCTCTACACAACCGATCCGATCTCCCGCACCAGCTCGACCAGGTACATCAGGACCGCGGACCATGTCCTCGCGATGGGGATGCTCCAGGTGGCCAACCTGTACCTCCAGGAAGAGTATATGGACGAGGAGGAGGACGACGGACAGGAAGGGCTTGGGACATGAACGCTTGGATAATCGCCGGGACAATCGCCACCGGCATCCTTTTCGGAATCGCTCTGATCGGCTGGATGGTCGAGCTGGTGGCTCAGGCCCAGAAGCTCCTCGATGGCCGAGATTGAACTGATCCTCCCAAGGCCGCACCCTGGGCAGAGGACCATCCTGCGGGAAGCCCGCCGCATGAACGTGGTTAGCTGTGGGCGGCGATTCGGCAAGACGACCATGGGCGCGATCCTGATGGCCCGCCCGCTCCTCGAGCAGGGGCGGCCGTGCGGGTGGTTCGCACCGACCTACCGGCTCCTGGAAGAAGCCTACAACGACCAGCGGCGCATCTTCCAGCCGATCATCCGGCGGGCCGTGGTTTCTCCGTTTCCGCGCATCGAGCTGATCAATGGCGCGGCCATCGACTACTGGACGCTCGGCGAACCGGCCACGGTGGCCCGCGGGCGCAAGTACGCTTGGGTCGGGGTGGACGAAGCCGCGATGGCCCCGTACCTCGAGGAGGCTTGGACCCAAGCTATCCGGCCGACCTTGACGGACTACCGAGGTTCCGCCTTCTTTCTCTCAACCCCGAAGGGCTCGAACTACTTCCGGACGCTGTTCGGTCTGGCCGGTGAGGATCCGGAATGGATGCGGTGGCAGATGCCCACCACCGCCAACCCGTACATCCATCCGGACGAGATCACCGCAGCCGAGCGGTCTCTGCCGTCGATCGCGTTCCGGCAGGAGTACCTGGCCGAGTTTGTGGACGCTGATGGCGCTCGGGTGAAGCGAGAGTGGCTCCGGACCGCTCCGGCTCCGGACGGTCTGGCGCGATACCTCGGGGTCGACCTGGCGATCTCCTCGAAGGAGGGCGCGGACTGGACCTCCGCGGTGGTGATCGGCAGGGACGACTCCGGCACCATTCATGTCCTGGACGCGGCGCGGATGCGCGGACCGTTCGATCAGGTATTGAGGTTCGTGCAGGACATGGCCGCGAAGCACCGGCCGGTCTCGATCGGGATCGAGCAGGTCCAGTACCAAGCCGCCGTGATTCAGGAGCTGCTCCGCACCACCAAGCTCCCGGTCCGAGGCATCCGGCCGGACAAGGACAAGGTCACGCGCTTCGGGCCGCTGGAGGCCCGCTACGAGCAAGGCTTGGTGAGCCACGCTCCGGATCTGCCCGCGTGGTTCGCGGACGAGATCCTGAGCTTCCCGGTGGGGAAGCACGACGACTCGGTGGACGCTCTCGGCTACGCTTGGACCGTGCTGGACTCCAAGCGCAGCTTCGCGGCGGTATAGGAGGGACAGATGACGGACGCGACGCACCAGCGGTGCCAAGGATGCGGAGAAGGGCTTTACCCGGTCGAGGACTGGACCAGGGAGATGGACCGTCCGCCGGACGAGCGCCGGTGGTTCTGCGATGGCGGGTGCCGTGCGCGGTGGTTTGAACAGACCTTCGGGTGGCGTCCCGAGGTCGAGCGGGTCCGGACCATTCGGGGCGTGGCTAGGCCTAGGTGTGGCTGCGGGGCGCTGATGGTCCGGTACTCCGGCGGCGGGCGCTGGCGGTGCAAGGTGTGCGGCTCGACGCTCCGGAAAAATAGTTCAGGGAATACTACGGTTTCCTTGCGCTCCCGATGAGAGTGTAGTATTATATCCCTGTCGGAACCACCGACAAGGGACAAAACAATGACAATGGCTGATGTTCGCAACAACCGCGTGGCGCTGAGTACCGTGGGCCTCGACGACGAGATGATCATCCGGATGACACCCGCTGAGATCAGCGAATATTTCACCCGCGACAATTTCATCGCGATGTTCGGCGAGTGCGATCTGTCCGACACCGAGCTGGCAACGTGGCGCATGGCGGCTGGCGGGCAGAAGTTCCTGCTGGAGAATCTGGACAAGATCTGATGCTCGGCCAACGACTCAACATCGAGCGAAGAAGACCCCGGGAAACCGGGGCCTTTTTTGCTTTGATGCTACGGTTTATTGCGTTCCCGCTGGGGGTGTAGTATTATGTGTGTGTCGGAACCACCGACAAGGGACAAGACGATGACAACATTAATCACCATGATGGGAAGTGCGATCAATCCGATCCACGAAGTGCGCGATCAAGTCAAGCTGGAACAATTGATCGCATCGATGGAGAACGAGGGCTGGACCGGCCGCCCGGTCCTGGCGATCGGAACCATGGAGTACGCTCAGGCGCTCACCGGATCGCACAGGATCGAGGCGGCGCACAGGATCGGCATCGATATCCCCGTCCTGCTCATCGAGTCCGGGACGGACTGGACCGTGGATTACTCTGTTGACAGCGAGTACGATCGCATGGATCTGGTGCATGATCTCGGCGACGAATCCGCCCGCGCATTGCTGAGTGCGGAGGGCGAATAATGCCCGGACAGCGACTGAACATCGAGCGACCATCCTGCCCGTCCTGCGGATCTCCCATGGGTCGGGCGGGAGCCACCATGTGGAAGTGCCGGTGCGGGAAGACCAAGCGGGAGCCGTCCACAAGGCCCGCAGGACGGCCGAAGAAGGCCAAGGAGGAGAAGGCGTGAAGTATCTGTCGGTTTGTTCCGGCATCGAGGCCGCGAGCGTCGCGTGGCACCCGCTGGGATGGGAACCGGTTGGGTTCGCCGAGATCGAGAAGTTCCCGTCGCAGGTTCTGGCTCACCGGTTTCCGGATGTGCCTAACTTCGGCGACATGACAAAATTTAAGGAGTGGAATCTTGAACCTGGAACAATTGACATTCTTGTCGGAGGAACTCCCTGCCAAGCCTTCAGCGTGGCAGGACTCCGAAAGGGACTCTCCGATCCGAGAGGAAACCTCGCGCTCACGTTCGTTGCAATGGTTGACCACTACCGCCCCGAATGGGTTGTCTGGGAAAACGTGCCCGGTGTATTGTCAAGCAACGGAGGACGGGACTTTGGTTCCTTCCTCGGGGCGCTGGGCGAACTCGGGTATGGGTTCGCGTACCGAGTGCTTGACGCTCAGTACTTCGGAGTGGCCCAAAGACGCCGTCGTGTGTTCGTTGTCGCGCACTCTTCAGGCGATCCAAGACGTTGCGCCGAGGTATTACTTGAGCCCGAAAGCCTGTGCGGGGATCCTCCGCCGAGCCGAGATGCGGGGCAAAAAACTACCGCCGATCCTGGAGCAAGCGCTCCAGGCGGTGGTTGCTGGTGGGACGGAGGACAAGTGAGCCAGACTCTGGATGCCGTGCTGGCAAAAGGGCAGACAATGCCCGAGAGGGATTGTTTCCCGGCGGTCCTGCAACCGCATCTCTACGAATCGCACCCGAATGACAGCCGGGTAACCGGCCCGGTTGAGCAATGCCCGACGGTATCGGCGCGGTGGGGCACGGGTGGGAACAACACCCCGCTGGTGACGGATGGAGAGGCCAGCGCGTTCTC